AAAGAAACAAGCCTTTGGAGATGGAGATTGGACTTTGGACACACCTTTAGCGAAAGTGGTAGAAAGAGATGTGGAAGAATTGTTGGAATATTGTAAAAAGGGAATACAACGTGGAGTTTACTGGTCTGACACCTTAAAAGATGAGCGAAGAAATATAGCTAAGGTCATGGCGGGAAAAACTCGTGTTTTCTGTGGTGGACCTGTTCATTTCACTATTCTCTTTCGACAATATTTCCTAGGTTTTGCAGCGTGGATAATGCATAATAGAAATGCTAACGAAATTGCGACTGGAACTAATGTTTACTCAAGAGATTGGGATCAAATTGTTCGGAAATTACAATCCCGAGGAATGACTCATGATAATATCATCAAAGTTGTTGCTGGAGATTTTTCAAATTTCGACGGATCACTTTCATCCCAGATTCTATGGCATATATTGGATTCAATTAACGCATGGTACGATGATGGTGAGGAAAATGCTCAAGTACGACACACTTTATGGATGCATATTGTTAATGCAGTACATATCAATGGAAATGTTATCTACCAAACAACGCACTCTCAACCAAGTGGATGCCCAATAACTGCGATTTTGAATTCCATTTACAATTCGGTTATTATTCGTATCACTTATTTGATTTGTGCAGAAGAATACGCAGAAAAAACATGTGACACACACTATGCAACAATGGAAAAATTCAATCAACTTGTCTCTTGCGTCAGTTATGGTGATGATAACTTGATTGCTATCAATGAATCAATTTTAGAGTGGTATAATCAAGTCACCATCACGAAGGCATTTGAAGTAATTGGACATGAATACACTGACGAAGCAAAAACTGGAATAATAGTTCCGATTCGTGAACTTTCAGAAGTACAATTCTTGAAACGGAGTTTTGTGTATGATCCATTAATCAATCAATGGATTGCACCCTTGTCTTTGGATACCGTGTTGGAAATTTTCCAATGGACGAAAAAAGGATTATCCTTCGATGCAATAACTTTGGCGAACATTGATGTGACCATGCGCGAACTCTCTCTACATCCTCAAGAAATTTTTGAAAAATATCGCAAGATACTTCAGAAAGCTTGCATTGAACAAGACATTCCCTACCGATTTATGACTTACATGGAATATAGAGGTACAGTTTTGAACAATCCCTTACTTGTGGAGGCATATGATGCACGTGAATGTATACTCAGTTTTCCTGATGCGAAATTCAGTAAGAAGATTCCACGAAATTACATCCATTTTCAATCACGTGGTAAGAAGAGACACATTATGATTCAAGACTATGACCTCGACATCATTATTCCTAAATTATTGTTGTTCTGTAAATATCGAAATTTGGAACTCAAGACAAAAGATCCAAAATTGCAAGAGATTATAAATCTTATGCAAACAATTACGTATTAATGTGATCTTAATTTTCTATATAAATTCTCTGTCATCAAAAGAAAATTACTGCTATTAATATAAG